GGGTGGTATTGGAGAGTTCTTTAGTTTAAGTGGTCGTAGCGCTAATGGTGGCGCAGCTTTGAGAGGTTCTAGTTATTTAGTGGGAGAAAGAGGCCCGGAGATATTTACACCAAGTTCTAGCGGTATGGTTAGCCCAAACATCGGAGGTGGTGCAAGTATCGTAGTTAATGTAGATGCAAGCGGGTCAAACGTACAAGGAGACGACCAAAGGGCGGGAGACTTTGGCAGAGTTCTAGCTTCTGCTATACAATCAGAACTAATAAGACAGCAAAGGCCCGGAGGTTTGTTAGCATAATGGCTACTTTTCCCTCGATCAATCCGCAATACGGCGTTGTAAAACGTAGTTCCCCGGTAAAAAAAGTTATTGAGTTTGCTGACGGATATGAGCATAGAATTACATTTGGTCTAGCGCAACATAAAAACCCAAAAATTTATACACTTACTTTTGAAGTCAGCGAGACAGATTCAGACACAATAGAAACTTTTTTAGACGCAAGGGCAACCGATAACGCTAGTTTTGATTTCACAGCCCCGGGCGAGTCATCAAGTCAAAAATTTGTTTGTGATAGTTGGACAAAAACTATTCCTTATAAAAACAGAGCTAGAATAAATACCACATTTCGGGAGGTGTTTGAGCCTTGAGTACCGCAGGTATTATTAGCGATTTACAGAACGTCAATCCTAGTGCTGTGATTGAACTTTTTACAATAACAACTGATGCAACGCTACATGGTTCAGCTACGACTTATAGATTTCACGCCGGTTCAAGTCTTAACGCGAATGGAAAAATTGTCTGGGCTGGTAATGAGTATTTAAGATTTCCAGTTGAAGCAGAAGGATTTGCATACAAACGCGGTCAGATTCCACGCCCTACATTTACAGTTAGTAACGCTTTGGGAACAATCACAGCAATACTTTTGAATGTGAATGGTACAACTGTTGGCAATGATTTAACTGGCGCGACTTTTACAAGAATTAGAACACAGGCAAAATTTTTGGACGCTATCAACTTTGAACCTACAGTTACTACAACCACAACCACAGAAACTATTGCTGACCCAGCGGACGCAGAAACAGTTACTTATACGGTAACGGTGGTTAATGTGAGTGGCTCCAATATTTTTGCAATCAACGGCAGTAATAACCCAGTATTGACAATGAAACGCGGTTCTACTTACATTTTCGATCAATCACATAGTTCAAACAGCGGCCACCCTTTAGCCATTAAATCTGATGCTGGCGGGGCGCAAACAACAACTGTTTCTGGAACCGCTGGAAACTCAGGAGCAACGGTAACTTATCAGCCAGCTTACCCATCAGCACCAAGCGATTTGAGATATTATTGCACCGTTCATGGTAATGGAATGGGTAATACGATCACAATGAATAATCCAAATACCACAACACAACAGACAACAACAACAACGACACAACAGTTGAACCCACTTGGAACGCCTGACCCAACAGCGGAATACGCAAGAGAAATATTTCAAATAGACAGAAAAGCAGCAGAAAATAGAGAGGTTGTAAGTTTTGAATTGGCTGCACCAAGTGATATGGCTGGTGTTAGAGCGCCGAAAAGACAATGTACCCGGGCTGAGTTTCCTTCAATCGGTTTGGTTACTGGATAATGGATTGGAAAGTTGCGGCATTAGAACACGCAAAAGAGCAAGACCCAAAAGAAAGTGTAGGTTTGTTGATTATAAAAAAAGGAAAAAAAACATATTTTCCCTGTGGTAATTTATCAATGACGCAGCAACAATGTTTTATTTTAGACCCGGTTGATTATGTAAAGGCCGACAACGCGGGAGAAATCGTTGCGATAGTGCATTCACACCCAAGTACCCCCCCAGCCCCCAGCGAAGCAGATAAGATTAGTTGTGAAGATAGTGGGATTCCATGGCATATTGTGAATCCAAAAACTGAGTTATGGGGTTATTGTGAACCGAGTGGATATAAAGCCCCTCTAGTTGGTCGGCCTTGGTGTTGGGGCGTTACAGATTGTTGGAGTCTCGTGAGGGATTGGTACAAAGAAGAAAAAAATATAGAACTCAGAGATTGGCAAAGACCAATTACACCAGAAAAATTTTTGGAAAATCCCATGTTTGAAAGTTGCGCTTGGCGTACAGGTTTTCGAGAACTCAGATTTGATGAAAAATTACAAAAAGGAGATCTATTATTTATGTCGATATTGCACCCCGGATTAAATCATGTTGCAATCTTTTTAGGAGGAGAAGTTTTACATCATTTGGCCGATAGGCTGAGTTCAAGAGAGCCATATTCAGAATGGCTGCTAAAATGTACTGGTAAAAGGCTACGTTATGTTGAAGAAAATTAAATTTTATGGGCCTTTAAAAGAATTTTTAGGTCACGAAGAACTAGAAGCGCACGTTAACAGCGTAGGCCAAACAATGAGATTTCTAGTAACTAACTTTCCAGAGCTTGAAAAACACATGGCCGATAACACCTATAAAGTTTTAATTAATCAAGACCAAATAGACGAGACACAAATAAATGACCCTATTGGAAAATCAACTGTTCATATTGTTCCTATTGTTACTGGTGCAGGTGGAAACATGGGAAGAATTTTAACTGGTGCGGCGTTAATTGGAGCCTCGTTCCTTTTTCCCGGGGCTGGTATGTTTGGTACTTATGGTTTAGGCGGCGCGGCTGCTGTTAAGGGTGGAATATTAACCGGTATTGGTACTTTAACAAGTGCTGTTGGTGCTGCAATGGTTCTTGGTGGTGTTTCAGATATGTTATTTCCTAAGCCAAAAATGCCAGAATTTTCATCGCCTAATGACCCTAGAATTTCTTTTGGGTTTAGTGGAACGCAAAATACTAGCAGGGCTGGTACTCCTGTGCCATTGGTATATGGGGAAATTTTTACTGGTTCAGTTATAATTTCTGCGGGTGTTGATACACACCAAGTTTCAGCATGACAAAAAAAACTATTAGAGGCGCTGGAGGGCCACCGCCGCCACCAACGCCACCACAACCAACAAGAACTCCAGACACGCTACACAGCAAGCAGTTTGCTACTTTGCTAGACCTAGTTTCTGAAGGCGAAATAGAGGGTTCTGCTAGTGCTTCCAAAGAGGGTCTTACAAAGGGAACCGCTGCATATAACAACGCTTTTAAAAAAGATATATTTTTAAACGATACCCCAATATTAAAATCGACTGCTAATTCAACTAGTCCAGCTACAACTGATTTTAATTTTCAAGATGTAGGTTTTGACGCACGTTTTGGTACATCAAATCAAGCAGCGATAAGTGGTATTGAATCTAGTGAATCAATAACAGCGGTTGGAGTAAGTGTTACCGCCGCTAGTCCAGTAACAAGATCATTAACAAATAGTGACGTTGACGCAGCCAAGATAATTATTACTTTTCCTCAAATACAAGAAGCAACAGACAAAGGCGATTTGCTGGGTTCATCGGTTGATTTGAAGATACAAGTTCAATACAACAGCGGTGGATTTTCAGACATTATTTCAGATACCATCACAGGACGTACGGCAGACGCTTACCAAAAAGAATACAGAATTAATTTAACTGGTAGTTTTCCTGTTGACATAAGAGTTGTCCGAGTTACGGCAGATTCAACAAGTTCAAGTTTAATAAACGCTTTTCAATGGACAAGTTTTGCTGAAATAATAGACGACAAACAAGTTTATGCAAACTCTGCATATCTTTCATTGAGACTAGATTCTCAGCAGTTTAGTTCAATACCAAGACGAAAATTTAGATTGAGAGGAATTAAGGTAAGGATTCCGGGTGCTGGTGCTGGCGGCTCTGGAACGCCAACTGTTGATCTTGCTACTGGAAGAGTAGTTTACCCCGCAAACTATATTTTTAACGGCACTATGGGTGCTGCACAATGGACAAGTTGCCCGGCTCTTATATTATTGGACCTAATCACAAACACACGTTATGGTTTTGGCGATCATATTGTTGATGGTAATTTAGATTTATTTTCTTTCGTAGAGGCTTCAAAATTTTCAAATACTTTGGTCAATAATGGTAGATCAGGACAAGAAGCAAGGTTTTCATGCAACGTAAATATTCAGAACTCTAATGAGGCTTTCGATCTTATCAATGAACTGGCCGGGGTTATGCGCTGTATGCCGATTTGGTCGGCTGGTACGATTACCATAACTCAAGATAAACCAACTGATGCAAGTTACCTTTTTAGCTTGGCAAATGTAGACGAGGAAGGGTTTAAGTATTCTGGCAGTAGCTTAAAAACAAGACATAGCGTTGTTTCTGTGGCTTATTACAACATGGATTCACAGGACATTGATTATGAAGTGGTTGAAGATAGCTCATTAATAAATAAAATAGGAACCGTTGTAAAACAAGTAAGGGCATTTGCTTGTACTTCTCGGGGTCAGGCCAACAGATTCGGGAGGGCAATACTTTTTAGCGAAAATAATGAAAGTGAAGTTGTGAACTTCAATACTTCAATAGATTCTGGGGTTGTTGTTAGACCCGGAAGCGTAATAGAAATAAATGACCCAGTTAGGGCGGGCGTTAGAAGATCAGGCAGGGTAAACGCCGCAACTACAACACAAATTACAGTAGACGACACTTCAGCTACAGATTTACCAACAACCAACAGCCCAACAATGAGCGTAATAATGCCTGATGGTACGGTTGAAACAAAAAATATTACTGGTGTTTCTGGTGCTGTTATTACTTTAGAAAGTGCATTGTCAACGACACCAAACGTAAATACAGTTTGGCTTGTACAAGATACAACAGTTTTAGCCCAAAAATTTAGGGTAGTAGATGTTCAAGAAAATGATGGAATAAATTACACAATTACCGCACTTTCTTACGTTAACGAAAAATACAGTTTTATTGAAGAAAATATATCTTTACCTGATCGTACGGTTTCTGTTTTAAATCAACCGTCAGAACCCCCCAACGCTTTAACAGTTTCTGAAAAAATTGTTGAAATTAACAATCAAGCTGTAGCAAAATTAATTATAAGCTGGCAGCCTATTCTTGGCGTCACGCAATATCAAGTAAATTATCGTTTTAGTAATGGAAACTATACAAGTCAAACTGTTTCAAGACCTGACTATGAAATTTTAAATACTGAAGCCGGTGCTTATGAAATACAAGTTTTCAGTTATAATGCTGCTTTAGAAATTAGTGCTACTTCAGCCGACACAACTTTTAATGCTGTTGGAAAAACTGCTGTACCGGGTAATGTACAAAATTTAACTTTTGAGCCTGTCGATTCTAAAAATATTCGCCTTAACTGGGATTTATCAACAGATGTTGACGTAATTCATGGTGGGCGTGTTTATGTACGTCATAGTACTTTAACCAATGGTAGCGGTACTTTTACCAATGCAGTTGATCTTATACCGGGGCTTGCTGGAAATACTACCTCTGCTGTTGTACCAATAATTGAAGGAGAATATATATTAAAATTTCAAGATGATGGAGGTCGTTTCAGCGCTGGAGAGACTTCAGTAATTGTTGATTTACCTGATACTCAAGGTGTTTTGGTTAGCCAAACTCGCAGGGAAGATTTAGATAATCCAAAATATCAAGGTACGTTAAACAATGTAGCTTTTGATGCGGTCACAAACAGCTTAAATCTTGTTGGCGGAGGTAATTTCGATCAAATAACTGATTTTGACCTAGTAGGTTCTTTAGATGATTTTGGAGGGATTGTTTCCAATGGTACTTATGATTTTAAAGACACTCTAGACTTAGGCGCAGTATTCAGCTTAGATTTAAAACGACATTTTTTAACTGAAGGTTTTTACCCCTCTGATCTTTTTGATTCGAGGACAGCAAACCTTGATACTTGGACTAGCTTTGATGGTACAGAAGCCGTAGACGTCAACGCAGAACTATTTGTACGAACTACTTCAGATAATCCCGGCTCTGGCTCGCCAACTTATACAGATTTTAGAAAATTTGCTAATGGTACTTTTAAAGGTAGGGGGTTTCAATTTCGTGCTGTTTTAAATTCAAACGACCCAGCGCAAGACATTAAAGTAACTCAGTTGGGTTATACTGCTTCATTCCAAAGAAGAACAGAGCAAAGCAACACAGAAATAGCATCAGGAGCAGCGGCAAAAAATGTAACTTTTGATTCTCCATTTTTTACAGGAACTTCTGTACTTGGTGGCAACAATAGCAGCTTGCCAAGCGTAGGCATAACAGCAAGTAATATGGCTTCTGGAGATTATTTCGTTTTGTCAAATATTTCTACGAGTGGCTTCACAGTACACTTTAAAAATTCATCAAATGTTAGTATAGATAGAAATTTCAACTATCAAGCGGTAGGATTTGGTAAAGGAACCTAAACGCCATGGCCCAACATGATTTTGTAATTGATAACGGAACTGGCTCGGCTGTGAGAGCCGACTTGAATAATGTTTTGCAAGCGATTGCTTCAAACAATAGTAATTCTGGTGCGTTGACAACTAACTATGCGTACCAATGGCACGTTGATACTTCTGATGGAAATTTAAAGATAAGAAATGCAGCAAATAATGGATATGTAACTGTTGGCCCGGTAGGTACAACAAACTTTGGTTTAGCCCCTCTAGCTGGCGCTACTTTTACTGGTTCTGTTGTTCATAACTATACAGGCGCGTTGAAAATACCAGTTGGTACAACGGCGCAACGTCCGGGGAGTCCCGCAACAGGCGAGCTAAGATTTAACAGTACTTTAGGTTCAGCAGAAATTTATAACGGCTCGGCTTTCGCTGCTGTAGGTGGCGGGGCGGGAGCAACTGGCGCGGGCGGCGATGAGGTGTTTTTCGAGTCGGACACAAATGTAACGACATCATATACGTTAACTTCTGGAAAAAACGCACACACAGTAAGTCCTACAATTAACTCGGGTGTTACTATTACTGTGCCATCTGGTGCAATTCTTGTTATTCTTTAATTATGGCTTTAAACATTAACGGCACTACTGGTATTTCTGGGGTTGATGGAAGCGTATCTGCCCCTGCTGTAACTGGAACGGATAGTAATACTGGTATAACATTCCCTTCTGCTGACACTATCAAGTTTTCAACTGGTGGTGTTGAAAGAATATCTATTACAAACAGCGGTATCTCTGGAACTGGCATAAGTTCTGGTGGATTAGCGATGGCAGATCAATGGAGAGTAAATTCTGGTGGAACTTTAACTACAGATGGAACAACAGGATTTACTGCAAACTGGGAAAGAGGAGATACTAATAGTCATGGCCAAATTGGTTCAGGTATGACTGAATCAAGTGGAATTTTTACTTTTCCTTCAACTGGGATTTACCAAGTTATTGCCATAATGTCTTTTAAAAGAAATTCTGGAGATAATAGATATGCTAACTTACAGATAGAAGTTACTACAGATAATAGTAGTTATGCTCTTGCTGCCGATGGATTTGCTACTTTTGCGGCAGATTACAATATAAGCAATGCAATCGCTCATTTTCTTTTTGATGTAACAAACACATCTACTCATAAAGTAAAATTTGAAGCTTATACAAATAGAAGCAGCGTTTTATATCTTGGCAATACTGGTTATAACGAAAACTCTTTTACCTTTATTAAATTAGGAGATACATAATGAGAAGAGATGGCAGACCAGATCAAATAGAAGATTATCTAGTAACTGTTAGAACAGGTGCATGGTTTGGGTGGTCTGATTCAAAAAATAAAATCTATGCAAACTTAATAGTGCATGATGGCGGTTCAAAACCAACTGAAAGTGATTGTACAACTGGACTAACAGCATTACAAACAGCATGGGATTTAGAAAATGATAGTTACAAATCTAAAAGAAGAGCAGAATATCCTTCTATTGTTGACCAGTTAGACGACATCTATAATAATGGTATAGATGCTTGGAAAGCTACTATCAAAGTTAC